TCATCTTCAGTGAAATAGTAATCCGAATGCCAATCATAAAAGCAACCTGGTTTATACAGAGAATATTGGATTACATGATTCTCATAACCTGGATGGATATCATATTTAAAGTTTTCATTATTTGCTAAGTTGACGTAGTAACTACAGAAAGCAGATATCCAATGACTTTCCTGTATCCATAGATTCATACTATTCCTAGTATGGGAAGCTTTACCCCCAGTTACTTTTGCTTGCTCTAGACTTTCCTCATGCGATGCCAGTTTGTTACTAATCTCATCGCAGATGCTATCTGGCAGTTCAGTTTCATACCAAAGATATTTAAACATAAGACATCCATCCTGTCATAATGTACTTTAACTCACTAGGACTTACTTGTGATTTGTGAAAGTGTGTCCAAAAAGGTGGCCAGATAACCATTTTACCTACCTCTGCTTTGCAGGTGTAGTTTTGATAATGAAAATCTGTCCCACCCTTATCTTGGACAGTATTTAAGTATAGCATCCAAACCAAGGTTCTCTTGCTACTATCGCCACTACCACCTTCACAGTGCCATTGTTTGTAACCTTGATTTGGTAGAAATTTTTGGAAGTTGAATCCATTAGGTTCTAAAGACCAACTATCAATATCATCGATAGTCACATACTTTTTTTTATACTCATCTAAGTTTTTTGACAGTGCACTTAGAACTGGTTGTATTGCATCTGACCATTCTTCGTCAGATTCTAATAGACCCTGAGTTATGCATATCTCAGTGTCATCTTTGTTTTCAGGTTTGAACCCCTGTGTTGTCATACCAACAACATGGAGATCTTTCTTAGTTTCAAATAACTGAATTAACCTGACGCAATCGATAGCACTTACAGAACTTGAATACTCTTCAATAAAATTAGGAGTTTGGATTGTCATCAGGTTGCTCACATTCTTCACAATTAGGACCAGTCAGTTCTATCCAACCAGTTGTATTATCAGCTTGATACATTGCCTCATCCCAAAGATACTGCTTTACTAGTGGACCATCAGGTGTCCCATCTGCAGTTTCATATGGAGGTTTTGGGATCGGAGGAACCCACTTCCAAAGTTCTTCATCAAAAGTCCATGATTCGTACATCCTTGATGGATAAAAACGATTATGGTTTGGATGATAGTTATTACCTTTGGATGGTCTACCTGTATCTTCAGTTGCAGGAATCCATGTTCCAGCACCCATTGATGGAATAAATCTCATCAATGCTTGGAAGTCTTCTCTACTATTACAAACAATAACGTTTTCAACGATGTTTTTGTCGGAGACAAAAGCAAAATATTCAATCTCAGTGCTCATAATTATCTAACCCAAGTTGTATATCCTTGACAGTCACTGTTACTATTACTGCTATTATACCATCCTTCATAGTTACCTTCACTGGTTCCGTGACCTAAGTAGCATCCTGTGGATGGATCACCACTGTTGCCAGCAACACCAACACCACCTACAGTTGTTTGGTTGGGGTTAGCGTTAAATCCACCATTATCATTATCAGCTTTGATGCCATCAAGAACAAAGTATCTAGCGTTTGGAGATAATCCGCCACCACTTGAGGTGATTGCTACAGAAACTCTAGGTGTAATTTCAGTCAATCTTTGAACTCCTGACTGAGAGAGTGTCCATTCTGCCTGGACCCAAGTTCCAAGATTACTAAGAGCTGAGTTCCAAGATCTACTACCGTTGGTGCTACCCCAACCAAAACCAAGAACTCTAACTGCAGAGAAATTAAGTGAATCAATCATACTACCAATAATATAATCATTATTTGGTGATGCTGTTCCAAGTGCTCCACTTCTATTCAAGAAGTAAGAACTGCTTCTTCTACTATTGCCACCTGCAATTGTTCCAGAACCTGCCCAGTTAGAGGCAACGAGCATCCATCCACCAGCACTCATCCAGCAATAAATCTGCTGTGCGCCACCCTGGAATCCAACAGGTTTGATCCAATATGTTCCATCAGATGCACCAGGATTAGCTGCAAGAATTTGTCCAGCACTAGCAGCAGGATTGCCTGAAGATTGACCAATGGTAGGATCGATACTACTAGCAGCGTAACGGATAATCACAACACCATTACCACCATTTCCAGCAGTACGGTTTGGATATCCAGCGCCACCGCCACCTCCACCAAAACCATTACCACCCTGACCACCGACAATAGTGCCAGCAGCCCATCCACCGCCACCTAATCCTCCAGGTTGGACAGAGTTGTTTGGGTTGTTGCAGTTTGCTCCAGCACCACCACCAGCATAATACTTATTCATGCCGTCAATGTTATAGAGGAGACCATCTCCACCATAACCACCGCGAGGTGCAGAACCATCCTCTCCTTGCTCTCCAGCGCCTCCACCGCCGCCACCACCCCACTCTGGGGAAGATGGGGTGCAGTTACCACCTGCGTTTCCGAAACCACCAGATGCTGAACTTGGTTGTAATCCTGCTTGGCGCTGACCACTATATGGATGACTTCCTCCGCCGCCAGATCCACCTGGTCTAGCATTACCTCTATCGTTATTGCCGCCAGCGCCACCGCCACCGCCACCAAGGGCAGTGTATCCAAAGAAAGAACTATCTCCCCCTGTGTCGCCTTTTGTATCTTGGTTATAGTATCCAGAACCACCAGATCCAATGACTACAGGATAGTCACCTTTAACAACAGCAACGTTTGACTTGTATACAAGACCGCCAGCACCGCCGCCGCCATTACTGCAGTTACCGTCAGAACAACCTCCACCACCGCCTCCTCCGACGATCATGAAGTCCATCTTCGCATCATTCTGCGTGCTTTTTACGCTAAAGGATCCAGAACTGGTAAATTTATGAATTTTGAAGTTACCAAAAACGTAAACTTCATTGCCACCTTCGGCATTTACAACAGATTCATCGATCCTCTGCCACTTCGTTCCGTTCCATACTTTAACAGTGCCTACGGTGCTATCAAAAGCAAGAAACCCTGGAGAGATACCGCCAGTAGGAAGGTTAGCAGTTGCATAAGATGGAAGTTGAACGCCTGCGCCTGCGTTCACAGTTCCGACATTCAGTGTTGACATTGGTGTCTATAGTCTTACCTTACACCTTATTTAGACAACACAAGAACGTATAGTCCATTCCACCACATATTTTCATCCTCTTGATTGTTGAGGAGTTCTCTTTCATAAAGAATATTCCAACCAGTTTGATTTACAAATTCTTTGGTTGTCTTTACATTCAACTCTGAGTTTGCATCATCAATGATTAATGTAAAGACATCATCCGTATATGCATCGATTGTATTGAAGAACCTCCACATAACTGTTGGGTCATTGTCACCGTCATAGAAAATAATATTTACTTTGTGTTGGAAATTATCTTTGTTTAATCCCTCACATTCTCCTTTCAGTACACTAATATCAAAATCTAGATTCTCGGATACTTTCTCTACATTAGATATGAATGTATCCATATCCCCGACAACATCTATACTAAGATCCTCACGTTCTGGTTGCAACTCAGGTTCTTGCCAAGTATCGTTTGCATATGCTGCTACCATGTCATTGTTCTCAATCGCAGCACAGAATGTAGATCCTGCAAACACACCAATCTCTAGATATACAGCACCCTCCTGCGAACAAATATTGTTGAGGAAGTGTCTCACTCTAGGTGAGGTAAGTCCAGGAACAGGTTCTGATGTGTGATTAGAAAGATACTTGCCTGAGTTTTCAAAGGCATCAATGCAAGTTTCTACATGTGGATGTACATGTAGATCTGCTTTCTTCATATGAGAATCTACAACTGCCTCACAGTAGTTACAGTCCCAACAATCAAACTTACAAGTCTTAATTTTTTCTCTCCACATGTTGATGGGAGCTTCTTTCATTTGTAGTTCTGCCTGATATTTTTTATACTCAGGGAACATATACTCTTCATTATTTGCCCACCTTTCGATGAGGTCCATACTTTCTTGCAAGCGCATGGCACTTTCTCTTCCATGCAGTTTAAATACATCGATGCCGAGATCTAACATCTCCTCCCAGTCTCTTTTCCATGGAGGAAGATTTGCTTGCTTCAAATCATATTCTGGATGTTGCACATCCCAGGTAGAACATGACACTCTACTGATAGGACTTGCAAAGAAAATAGGATCATCACCAGTTCTTGTACTATTGTAATGATAATGCTCTGGCATGATTGGACATCCACCCCAACAGGTTTCATTGACCAACATAGAGAGTTTTATCGGTTTACCAATGCGTTCACAATATTCTTTTGCTCTCTTGATTTCTTTCAATTGCTGATGATCTCTCATCAAATCTCTATCAAGATTGACATAATGAAATCCTGCCTTTGCTAAAGCAACTACTTCATTCGCTCTAGTTACTTCGCGAAGAATAGTATTCTTGATAAAAAGTTCTGGATATTCTTTTTGAATCTGACCAGTAGAAACCCATGTAGTATGAGGAAGAGTTACAACTCTTACACCAGCATCATAATATGGTTTAAAACTTTTAATCCAAGTGTCCAGATTATTCTGGTCAGGTCTTACATATAAGTTATTAAATGTTGCCGATAGGGGAATATTTGATTGCGCTGAAATGTACAACGCAGACGTTCCTACAATCGCGTCTATCTGAAAACAGTCCCCCATTGCATCTTGCATGAATGGAGGAATGCGACATGTAAAATATAGATCAAAAATATAATCTCGATATTTTTGTAAGAACGGAACAAAAGTTTCGTTTACAAATTCTTCATCAAGTTTAGGATTGATCGGAAGACTGAATACTCTTTTGTTCATTATTAGATCCTGTCAATTTTTCAAAGAGTTTGAGATTCAAACTATCTTCAATACCATCAAAAGTAGGAATACGTGGAGCGCTTCCATCTGCTAAAATCTTATCTAAGTATGGTTTTAACTCATTCTGAATTTTACCAATACCTGTATTGAGAAGACCAGCATACTGCATGGCAATACCTAGAGTAGCATATTGATCCTCTTCTCGCATCATAGCAATAGAATCTAAATTACCAATGCCAATCTTTCCTGTGACATAGACATCCATTGCTGCCTGTTTGCCCATTCGAGCAATCCAATACTTTCTCTCTTCCTCTTCATTATATTCAGCAGCTTTTTTCAACTCCTCAATGGACCCATACCTTTCATTGATCCAATCTAAGAATGGTTGAAGTTCGTTGTCATATTGATGTAGAGTAACTTGAAACTTAGATACATCGAGTTCATACTCTTCGATATCTAGTTCAATGAGTTGTCGATCATATTGATTAGAAACAACTTCTAATTTAGCTCTAAGACGATCAACTTCAACTTGCTTTCTTTTTTGATCGAGAACGACTTTTTTTCTGTCGTGGTTTCTTCTCTCAATCTCTACAAGAATTTGCCTAAGTTTTCTCGGCTCAGTTACGTGGGAATTGACTACGAAATTTTTGATTTGCTCATGTGTCATTCCATAGTCCATTGAGCTTTCTACGAAAGCTTCAACAGCATCAGATGTAATCATAACTTAAAATTTTAATCCAGGTGTTACAGGCAGTGGTGTGTATTCGTCATCTTCAACCAGATTCATTTCTGCAGATTGTGCATTTGGAACTGGGATACCCATGTAGTCTTGCCAAAGAACATTGAGTTCTTTAATTGTAGATGCGTCTTTAAATTTCTGTTTTAATTTTAACATGCGATCATAAAGATCAACACATTTTTCATTAAAAGATCTATGTCCTGCCAATACTGCAGCAGCAACGTCAGAAACTTCCTGTCCTTTGGCAGCAGCAATTTTATTTAGCAGTGGTGTCTCACCCTCTAAATTGTTTGCCTCTCTTACTTGAGCGCCCCAAAGATATTGTTCAAGTTTGGATTCTTCCGCTTTCAAAGATAAGAACTTTCTGTCGAATTCATCTTCGATTACAAGTTTTGCTGCAATCTTCATAAAAGCGATAGCAGCATCAATACGTTCTTGCGGAAGTTTAATCTTTACCTTTGCACCTTGCTGTGAAAGTGCATACTCCTCATCTTCACTGAGAGGGTCTTCGTCAGTAACTTTTACTTCTGCTCTAATTTCACCAAAGTGCTTAGTTCCCCAACGTCCGAGATCTTCAGTGATCTCTTCGTAAGAACCCTTCAATCTAGAAAGGTCTCTGACCCAGGTAGATTCGATAGAGAATACAGTTACACCATACATGTTCCACATCAGATCTACTGATGTGAGACCATCGATTTCTGTGCAGTGTCTTGCTACGTAATACTTTCTCATTTTTTACATCCCCGTGTAACCATACTCTAAGGATCCAAATTCAATACCAGCAGCAGATGCTCTACCGCTAGTGCCTAAACTATCCATTCTAGAATCTCTTTGGAAAGAGTGACTTGCATATGTGAACAGATACCCATTATTATTCTGGTTGCCATCATACTGTCCAACGATAAAACCATATTCATTGCCAGTGTGCATGGATTCCTCACCAGTTGTCATGCCGTTCTTAGAAACGCTTGCTCTACGACCACCATTGTAAGAATCTCTTACATGCCAATCAGAAGAAGTACGATAACCACCAGATGTGTTCCAATATGCAAAACCATTTCTACTGGAAAGAGTTTTGTTAGAACCGTCAGTTCCTGGACTATCTGTCCAAGCGTAGAATGTTTCAGTGGAGAAGTTAAATGCTCTTGCACCACCACCTCTAATCCAACCTACTGTAGCACCTTGACCACCTGAAGGGTTGTTCTGAGTGCCGTCTGGGTGGTTGGTGCTTCTAGAATTTGCTTCTGTGCTTAGGTTGTACTTGACAAGTTGACTGGAGTTGCCACCACCATGAATGTATGCAAACACAAAGTCTCTGCACATGCTTGTAGCACGGTTTCTAGTTGCTGCCATTGCCGTAGCGGCACCAGCATTTGATTCCGTATTCAGGTTGAGTTTAGAGACCTGGTTGGTAGTAGCATCCCAGGAGTTACCTGTTGCGAAGATGTACCCAGTAAAATTAGTGCTCGGTTTGCCATCAATGTATGCACCCGACCAGTTAGACAAGTCACCAAGGTTAGTTTGAGTAAAGGTAGCGTGGACAAGTCTATTGACATTTCTCCATGAGTTACCACCACGATACCCACAACAGGTGTAACCTCTAGTGATGTTAAAACCAGCTTTATATTTTGCTTGAGAGAAACCCTCTGCTGTTCCTTCTCCAGACAAATCCCAGTATGCCTGCTCTGTGCTACCACCAGATCTTAAAACTGCACCTAAGTTAGAAGTATTTTGAGCAGGAAGAGTTACGAATGGTTGACCATTCTGTAAAAGTTGTCCGCTAAAATCAATGTTACCAGAGACAGCAACGTTACCTTGGAAATTAGCGCCGCCAGTAGGGAAACTTACAGCACCAGATTGAGCTAGGTTTGTTACTTCATCAACCTTAATTCTTGATGCCATTAGATTACAACCTCCACTACTTCTAACTCATCTTTATCTATATTAACAAATAATTCATGTGAGCATTGATGCTCAATAATCTCATTCAAATTAAAAGAAGTTTCATCAGGTTGAAGAAAGTCATTGTATCCGATGCTATACAACTCTTTAAATACAACGTTCCCATCAGAATCCAACCATTCCAAGACATATCGAAAACTGCCATTAAGAAGAACTTTTTTGTTCTTAGTAATTTTTAATTTTACCGCTTTACCATAAGGTTTCTTAGGTGCCTTCGGTAAATTGGGTGCTGATACTTCTTCCGTCATTTTACGTAATATGCTCCATATGGGAAATTGTCACCACCTGAACTATTCCAATATGCACTGTTGGTATAGCTCGATCCGTTACCACCCCAGAAACTTCCAGACCAACATGATCCATACCACCAAGGTGCACTGTTATAATATGATGGGCAACTGCCGCCATTTTGGTCTTGATCTCTATCGATGGTTGACCAGTTATAATTATTAGAAATATGGTATGACCATACACCTGGGTTTCCGCTGTTACTCAACTCAACGTTTAAGTTTGCAGCTCCTACCCAGTTGTAGTTAGTACCCCATCCAGTCCAAGTCCAACGTGCTCTCTTTGAATGAGAACCAGTAGAACCAAGAGGGACTTGACTATTTGCCACATAATATACGACATTGTTGCCAACATTATTAGCTGAAGCAATAGCAGTCCATGCGTCTAACGCTGCCCAAGCAGCATATTGTTTTGGATCACCATTACCCCAAGAAGAACTGGCAGACCAATCAGTGCTACTTGTAGTTTGCGCGTATGTTAATGCGGGAATAGATACATTTCGTGGATGACTTCCAACTAAAACCCAACCGCCACCATCATATTGTGTGTCAATCCAAACTTGTTTAGCAACTCCATTGAGTTTCAAGTAGTACCAACCCGTTGAGGGGTTAGAAACTCTACCATCCATAATATCGATGGATCTATCAAGTGCTTGATCAGCAGAGCTTCCATCAGGTCTTTGATCGGTAATACCTACCCAATCATTACCATCATAACCTTCATATCTAGCTAACTCACTATTGAATCCAATCTGACCGACTTCTGGTGAAGATGGTCTAGTAGAGGTAGTCCAGGAAGGTAATTTCAAATTACCTTCAATCTGTAGTTGATGCCCATTGGGCAACCTAACATTATTTCCATAGGTTGAAAAACCTTGGATATCATGTACATTGAGGGTACTCATATCAAACGATGCTCCAGCTTCCGCCCGTGTTGACAGTGATTGTCGTACCATTATTTATAGTGATTGGACCTGCGCTCATGCAGTTATCACCATTATTGACGTTAACGTTTTCAGCAACAGATGTGCGGTTACGCTTGAATACGCCATAAGTATCAATCCACTGCTTATCTCCACTTGCTCTGAGAACAGTAGTCTTTTGACCACTAGAGAGACCTTCGGAAGCATTGATGTTAAGACCGCTGTCGCCAGTGACCTGAACTCTGTAGGTGGTTTGAATGCTGTTGCTGCCTGGTTCGTGGAAGTGAACTCTACCGCCATTGTCCCAAGAAGAGAATGTCTGGTCAGAATCATTTCTCCAGAAGAAGTCATCACCAGTTCTAAAGTAGGTGTGAGAGTTGTTAGCAAAGTAGAATCTTGGTTGACCACCAGCATCATTGATCCACTGGTTGACTGTGCCTTGCAGATAAGGCAGGTTCAGTGCGCTATAACCATCAAGCAAGTCAGCGTTCAGGTTAGCAACAACTGTAGTAGAATCAACTCGGAATGGTGCAGTACCAGTAGCAACGCGGGAACGGATCTGACCGAAGAAGTGAACTGTAGAATCATTATAACGGTACTTCATGACACGGGTGTCATTACCATTATCTCTTCTGTAGAAGGTGATATCGTCACCCTGCTCAGAACCGAACGCTGCAGGTGAGTTGTCACCGTTGTAGGCAATACCACCACCATAACCGTTGGACTGACCAACAAACAGGTAACCAGTGCCTTGATTGTTACCGTATGCTTCAAAACCTGACTGGTAGCTGTCGCCTGATAATACCCTAACAACTGTGTTAGATCCTCTACCTGTATTACCAAAGATGGCATCACCAGTAGACTGTAGTGATACGCCAGGATTACTGTCTCCAATACCAAGACGACCATTACGGAAGTAAACGTTGTTGTAAGATAGGTGTGTGCCATTCCAACCAAAGGAATTGCTATCAGTACCAAAACGGATGAAACCAACAGCGGAATTGTTCTTACCTCTCAAAGTAGCAGTGTTAGTTGCTACCTTACCAATAGTGATACCATTAGCATCTGCAAGACTTAAGGTTCCTGCGCCGTTGTTGGAGAAGATACCTTGATCACCATACAGATCATTGACAACTAAGTGTCCAGATGCATCTCTGCGAGCAATCGTATTGTTGACAGCATTAGTGCTCTGAGTATAACCATCAAGATAGTGAGCATCTAACTGAGAGGAAGCACCATCATTACCAGAATGCCAGATGGTGTTACCATTGATAGTAAGGTCACCAGCATTGATTCTAAGAGTACCATTGCCGTTGGAGGAATTACCACCAGAGACGATCATCTGAACGTCATAGACAGGTGCTTGACCAGAAGATCTGAAGTCAATCGTTGGTGTGGTAGAAGTTGCTGCCTTACCAAGTTGCAGTTTTGCACCGTTAGCATCGTCACGAAGACCGATGATTGTAGAAGAACCGCTAGAAACTTTATTGGAAGAAGAAACAGTCCACTTGGTTCCTGGGTTTGGTCCGAAAACATAAACGTTTGCGTTGGTGTTGTTACCAACAAAAGCAATTGTACCAGTAACCAGAGAGTAAATCTCTCCTGTTGTGTGGGTTAATTCTTGAACACCACCAGAACTATCAACAACGATAGAACCAATGTTGTTTGTTGCACCTACATCAGAGTAGATGGTGTATGTTCCACCATTGCTGATGTTACCGCCAACACCACTATTACAATGGAAGTCTGGAATGTAGAGGGTAAATTTATTACCTGTATCATTTACATAAAGATTCTCGAAGACAATCTTGTCTTGACCAAGAACCTCTGGCAAGAACATGTCACCGATTGGGTGATTAAGTCCTGCACGAGTATCACCAACATTATAACCAGACTGGTACCAGAGACCTTGCTTACCTTCTAACAAGTCAGCGTCGGATCCAGAACCAGCACCATCATTTGCAGAAGACCAGATCTTCGCCCAGTTAGTGTACACAGCGTTGCCGCCAGTGTTACCTCTGATGTAAAGGTTATTGTTATCAGTGAAACCTAACTGAGTGGATGCAGTTCCAGTAGATTCACGTCGGTATGTGACAACACCATGTGTTGTACCACCATCAGATAAACCTGTAGCAGCGTTGTTTCTTAATGCTGCAGCAACACCATTGGTTGCTTGAGAAGGTGATGGGTTAGATCCAGGTGCAGCAGTTTCGTTGAAAATTCTGTTTGCAGTGTCTGCTGTACCAGAGATGGAGATGTTGTAGGTTGTATTTGCCAGACGTGCTGGATCAAGTGTACCAAACAGAATATTATTTGCTGTCTGATAGAATGAACCTTGGTTACCGTCAAGTTTGTCGGCATTCAGTTCAGAACCTGGACCCTGGTCAATAGCAACATTACCATTGTTATCGATAACAAAACCACCTTGGTTTTGGTTACCGACTGCTTGGTTTGCAACATCCTTACGGAAACGGAATACACCGTAGTTACCATAAACAGATGCTGAAGGTGTTAAGTTATCACCTTTCTTGATATCAATTTCAATGTTACCGAATGCACGGTTAATTGTGCCTTTTGCTGCCTGTAGGATTGCACCAACACCAGTGCCAAGTTCACTAGGAATACTTACGGTGAAGTCTGCAGTATATCCAGTACCAGAGTCAGTTACAGATGCACTAATGATTGCACCACCAGAGACGATATATGTTGCTCGTGCAACATCATCACTAGTAATAGAAACATTACCTCCCTCCATTGGGATATTTTGATATGTACCATCAGTATATCCAGAACCACCGTTCTGAATAGTAATGGTATCAACATAACTACTGTCAGACAGAGAACCACTGATGACCATTGCATCAGATGTAGTTGGTCTAACTGACTGTAATGCATACTCCCATGATGAATCACCACGTAAGAATGTGAAAGAGTTTGCAGTTCCTTTTCCTGCTAATCTTTCTGGGTCAATTGTACCTGCAACAATGTTAGAGGCATCAATGTTTGTTGATGTTAACTGCGTCCAGTTTGCAGCATTAGATGCAGAGGTGTTGATAACTCTAGAGAGATCAATAATCCTCTTTCTAGCCATGTTACCAGTGTTAGTTCCGCTGGTAGCACTAACTACTGTATATTGATTGGAATTTAAAACGGATACTGTATAGAATCCATCATTTGCTCCACCAGATGTGAAATCAAGGAATACAAGATCAGCATTCGACAGGTTATGACCATTCTCTGTAACTGTAATCGTAGTTCCAGATTGAGAATATGTACCTGTCCCTTCGTTAGCATTTGCTTTATCAAGAATAAAATCACCAGCATCAAACTTGATATTGTTTGCAATATCAATGTCAACACGAGCTTCGATCTGTGCAGCAATAACTGCATTATTTGCCGTTGGTGATGTTGCTACCGAAACAGTTGGTTGTGCAGTATATCCAGAACCTTTATTGGTAATCGTTACGCCAGTAACAATTCCGTTAGTTACATTCGCTGTTGCAGCTGCTTGTGTTCCACCTGCTTGCTGAGGTGCACCGATTGTCAGTGCAAAGTCACCAGTATATCCACCGCCACCATCGCTGATGATAAAGTTGTGGATCAAACCATTGTTAAATGCGGTAACAGTACCACGAGCAGTAGTAGAACTACCAGTTACAATATCACCAACAGAGAAACTAAATGCATTGGTTGATGATGGTGCGAATGCCAGGAATTGACTTTCAAGGTCATTCTCCAGAATGTAGGAGATTGCAGTACCTTGAGTTACAAATGTCTGAGTTCCAGTACCTTGAGATTGAAGGTTGATTGCATTGCCACTGTTAGCATTAGATTCTGTCGCTGCTAACTGGATAGTGTCATTATCAACTTTAATGACATAGTAAACATTACCAGTTGCAAGACCTTGGATTGCTACACTTCCTGCAGTGTAAGTTAATTGATCACCAGTGTTGGTACCATGACCCGTGATGGTGATATATTCATTAGATGTGTTGATATCTGCAGGAGCAACAGAGAAAGTTGTTGCTGTTGTCTCAATAGCAATGTCACCAGCGTTAGCATCTTCAATAGCAAGACGCTCTGCCTGAGATGTGACAGATGTAATGTTGAAAGGACGCAGAGCAGGGATCTGGTCAATGTTGATCTTACCTGAAGAAGTCAACTGAACCAG